GTGTTGCTGACAATCGCATTAAGCACTTGAATGTGAGTGGCTCAGATAGTTTATATTTAAATAATATTTTATAATAATTAAATATATTTATATTAATTAATAATATTAAATTAAAGGGTCTTAGCTTCCACTGTGCGCCCAATTACACAGTCATATGTTTAATTAAAGGGTCTTAGCTTCCTCTGTGCGCCCAATTACACAGTCTTCAATTAAAGTAAGGGTCTTAGCTTCCTCTGTGCGCCCAATTACACAGTCATCTTTCAAACTAAGTATTCTATTCATTCACTATCTGAGTCATCACTTAAGTAAGGTTGTGAATATTTAATGAAGTTCCTAAGTTTCTTGTCTTCATAATAATCTTTTAATAGTAATTGTTCTTCTCGTTGTTTCTTGACTTTGTCTAAATAAGTTGATTTAAGCTCACCATCTTTATATATATTACTGAGAATAAGTTTTAAAACATTTCGTGAAACGCGATCTTGATAATAAAGCATTAAATTAAAACTATACTTATTACATATTTCTTTGATGGGTAATTGCTGATTCATTCCAAATTTATGGTTTTCCATTTCTCTTTGAAATCTCCTGACTCTAATCTGAACTTTAGATCTTAATCTTTTTATTAAAGGTTGTTTAAATGTATAATTTTCTGGTTGTTCCGCATACTTGTTTGGTTGCATATACATCTTTAAACTTACAAAACCAGGCATTAATGATTGGTATTGATTTTGTTTATATTCTAAATCCTGTATTGCATTTCTAAGTGCTATTCCTTTTAAAACCATTTTATATTTAAGATTCATATTAAACAAAGTTGAAAATTTGTTTTTGTAATTAGCTTGCATAGTTATTTTCCGCTCTAACTACTGAAATTTATTTATCTTATGGTATTAGTCCTTCGTGAACATTAATTTTATAAGTGGTTGTCTCTATTTTATAATTTAGTGTCATAGCTATGATAGGTTCTTCTGGCAGTGGTTTAAGAATAGACATATGTAATACTGGTATGTCATCGAGTTGTGATGCTTCATTATATTGCAGCTCCCAACATTTGCTCCAGTAAGTGGCACTGTACTGTGTTCTCATGTCTACCATTGAATATACTATAAGTAATGTATCATTTTTGCCATTGACTTTTCTTAATAATGCATAAGGTCGTGCTGCAATTAAGTTATAGTTGCCGTCTTCTATATCAGCTTGAGGGCCCTCAAATTGTACTTCAAATATTTTCTTATCCACAGCATTAGTTTCATCATTACTAAAATTCTGGAATACCCATAGTTCTTGATCATCCTCTATTGGTATAAAGTCATCATCATACGTGGCTATTAGATAGCCATCTTTTGAAGTGTCAATTTGTAATTCAGTAAACCTATTTAATACTCTTGTTTGATTTTGGACATTGTATTCCAATGGTTGTAGTAAAAGTGCTGTAGTATTATTTTTATAATTAATATTTTGGAATTCTATGGGTCCTGTATTTCTAAATATAATATTATTTCCTATTGGATTTTTAAATACGAATTCATATGATACCCACAAAAATCCTGGGGTTACTCTTGTATTATTATTAAAGTTTCCTACGGCTATACTAACATAATAAAATGGATTTGATGCATCATTTAAATCTCCTGATATATTATATAAGTTATATTTAAGGTTATCTCCACACTTAACTACTGCTGATTTTGGTTGGTAAACTTGTGTGGACATACCTCCACTTGAAGTTACTAGTGTTTGTTGGAGATTTTCTTCTGGTATACTTATATTACCCCATATTGTGCCCCCAAATATATTTCCTTGCTGTGTAGTACCTACTATAGGAACATAATGTATTACAAATTTCAAAGGCCTAAATTGCTGATATCCAGTTGCTAGTGCTGCTATTCTTGTTCCTGTCCAATAAGCTGGATTACAAGGAATTATGGATAAAACTTCACTTCCTTCATGTATTGACATATCTGGTATTGAATATACTAGATCCATACCTACTACTGACATAGAATTGGCATCTGTTTTGGTGACTCGCATCTTCTTTTGAAAATTCTTGGTATTTCTAAATGCTACTGGTCGTCTTTGGGATATAGGTTGATATCTTATGAATTGATTTCTCCTACCTCTAGTCATTTTACCTCGTCCTCTGAATCCTCTCTTTTTATTGTTATTTCTTCTTTTCCTGATTTTATTTTTATTATTATTATTATTATTATTATTATTATTGTTGTTCATAGTTTTTTATTTTCTGGTCGCAACGCCTGAGCTATTAAGATTAATGTAATTGTAAATTGTTTTTATATTTTTTAGGTCTGAATTTGATACTTGTAACTGTGTTTTTAAGAGATTCAGGTCATATTGATTTTCAATCTGTTGGTTGACTAATTTGAGTTGATGTGAATTCAATGTTATATTTTTTTCAAGTAATTTTTTTACAGTATCCCAATATGTGCCTATTATTTTATATGATTGATTCCTACCTTTGGTGTCATAAAAATGTGCGTGTGGTATAAGTGTATTAATATCACTTATTGTTTCCCTTTTGTCCCCTTGCTTCATTTGTGAATGTAATAATTTAACTAAGTTTCTTGAAAAATCTTTCCTTTTAAACTGAGGATTGGCTACATAATATAAGTATTTTTTAAAATGTGCTACAGCTGGTATTTCAAATATAGTTATATTAGGGTATGTTTTCAAGTAATTAACACATTGATCATAGTGATACGCTGCACGCATGGTTGGGTTGTAACTTTTGTACTTTATAGAGTACATTGACTCCTTATATAACTTATCTGGGTCTCGTGTTAATATAACTTCTGTTTCTTTCTCATTAGTAAAAAACGACCTGAGGGAGCAGAAATGAAAACTATCTGGCCCACCTATATCTAAAAATTTTAACACTTGCCCTAGGCCATCAACTCTGGTATCCACTTCCTCAGGGGACTCAGTTTTAGGCACAAAGTATTTATAATACATTTCTTTTATGAATTGATTATTAACATGGCTCTGGTAACACACTGTAAAATCATCTCCTTTTGAAAAAACGACATAGTCTTTGCCATATGTGAGTCCACATCTATCATTTATATATCTATTATACAAGCACATTCTTATGGTATTGCAAAGTGTTGTGTCACTATCTCCTGAGAATACTGTACCAAGTATATAATAAGTTAATATAGTTTTTAACCTATTTGAATCACCTGTTTTAACTTTCATATTTTTATAATAAAGTTGAGAGATGGTATTAAACTCTTTTAATGGTACATGGTAAACTGCATGTCTTACTTTAGTGTATAAGTACCTATCAACTTCTTTTAACATAACATCTTGTGTATTATCAAATGCACTTCCATCTCCTTCTGCTACCTTTGTGAATCCTAATTTGATATACTCATTTATATCACTTGCCATTTGTTCAAGATTTTTTCCACCACAGTACCCTTTAAGATGTTCCTGGCAGATCTCTTCTAACTTCCAGCAAATAGGGCCCATTGCATATTTTATTCTTTGTGGTATGGAACACACCATCCTTGGCTTGCCATCTGTAGGCTGAATCTCTTTTTTAACTATAGCTTCATAATTAAGCCGTGAAGCGTCATGACGTTCCTTTGGTGTGTACTCCAAATATTTTAATGGTCTATAATGATAATCAAATACCTTATTTATTTCCTTCTGCTTAGCTGCTGTCAAATGATTGTACCATTGTGCATAATCATAACTAAAGTTTTTCAAATAGGGCCCTAATTCGGTGTCTATAATGCGTTTAGCATAATTAATGAAATCATCACATACAGTTTTTGATGGTGTGGGACACATTTTTAATTGTCTTTTTGTGGCTGCAAATAGTGTTGAGTCAAAATTGCCATAAGCTATTACATCATTATTTAATGTGATATCTCCTATTGTTCTTTCATAAGCAAATCCTTTACTTCTCCTATTAATATCATCTTGAATATCAGACACCTTTATATTATCTAATGTATGTATAAAATTCTCATATATTTTTATGTTTTTCCTCATTTTCTTACCTCTAAATTTCTTTAAGAACTCATTTATTTTTGTATAGTGATCACTATTACACTGCTCACTTTTAAGTCTTAAATAAGCTAGTGGAGTATTTATGTTCAGCAATTGTCTGGGAAAACCAAATGGTTTTACTCGCAAATATAATTGTGTACCAGGATCATATTTTATAAAGCCCATTTGTTCAAATTCTGAAAATAACTCTAATAATTCAGGGTAATTTTCTACACTTTTTAATGGCACTTGAGTTAAATTTGGGTGGAAATAATAACTCTTGGAGAAGTTTATGAAACTGTTAGGTTTAGCATGTTTTTCTAATACTTCAGAATAGTAAGTATTCTCAAAAGACTGACATTGAGATTGTAAATTATAAATATCTTTAGAAATATTAATATTAATATTAAATAATTTATATAATAAATTAAAATCCTTATAAGTA